CTCGTGTTGTGATCTCTAGTGACCATGGGTCTCCAGCGGTGGTAACTGAAAAGGTTGTTGAATCCCCAGCAATATCGGAGCTGGGCGTTACATTACTGCCAGACCAGCTCGAATAATCACCTCCATACACCTCCGTTTCAATAGTACGTTCGATGTCGATGGTAGTAGTTGTAGTGGATTGCATTGACCCCTGGGTAAACTGCGGGGTAACAGTTTGAGCTGATGCAGGCGCAGCCAACAGCAGCAACAGAAGTAGCTTCTTCATTCCTTTTTTTCTCGTGTAATTGAAAAAGTTGCTAGAGTGCCGCTAAGAATTGATGCGACATAGGTAGGATCCATCTTTTCCATCCATCCTGCATAACTAGCAGTTAGGAGTCCGGCGGACCAGACGAGGACGATGAATTTGATGAACCCTTCCGTTTTGTTATTTTTGTCCATGCTTGTTTAAGGATGGGCTTCATTACAGTTACAGTATGTTTAAATACTGCCGTTGCTGTAAGGGTGGCTGCAACAGACACGGTGGCAGTAGTACCAGCCGTGACAAGGATTTCATTAGAAGGCAGGGGTACAGTTACATCCGTAAATGGAACATCCACCTGCCTTGTATCCTGCGGTAGTTTAACCGGAGGAGGTTTAGGTTTTGGTTTCTCTTTGTCAGATTGTGTTGTTCCTTTGACTCCCGGAGGTGGCCGAAGGTCGCTAGGAGGCACCACAAGCGGCTTGTATGAGGGCAAATCCGCTCGTGGGACATCTAGTACCGGACGGGGTAAAACAAGGGGCTCAGGGAGCCGTAGAGACGGTAGTACCGGCGGCTCACCTAAATCCATTATTTGCTAGGAAAAAGTCCGTTACGGATAAACTCAACAGCTTTGTCATCGACATCGTTGTCGGTAGACTCAGCTAGTTTGGTCAGCATGTCTACAATAAGCAGCTTAACCTTGTCAGATTGGAGAAAAGAAAACAGGATTGGACGGATAAGGGCGATCATAATTATTCAGCAGGAAGGACAGCAGTACCAGCAGTAATAGCAGCGTTCAGAGGTGCAAGATCTTCAGTAGTCCAGAAGTCCTTAGCAACCATAATTTCAAGGTGCTCAACGTTACGACGAACAGTGTCAACCTGCTCATCATCACGCTCAGACAGAGCAACCAGTTCGTTAATCAATGTGACGCTATCGCTAGCAGCAGAGTAGTGTTGAGCGATTTCTTGAGCAGTAAGAGTTTCTTCAGGCATTTGATTTAAGAGTTTCGATTTCAGATTTAAGATCTTTGATTGCCTGTACAAGGACAGGGATGAGTTGCCCGTAGGCAGCCTCTAGACGGTCAGGGTTAGAATCCATAACCATCTTCAGGTATTCAGCATCAGAGGTAGACTGGGCAGATTGCAGATCTTGAGCAATAAAACCAGCTTCATAAGAACCATCTTTACCGTTACCATCACGGGTGTCCCATTTGAATTTAACGGGACGGAGAGTATCAATAAAGTCAAGACCCAAAGGCAGATTTTCTACTTCAGTCTTGTCACGACCATCAGACAAGCTGCTAATGGTCTGCGTATTGCAACGCAAAGTGCTAACGCTGCTATTGCCTAGCGTGATTTCGTTGGTTGCTGTTGCAGAACTTGCGTCAGCGTCGTATCCAATAACAGTGAGGTTTGAGCCTGTGGTGATGCTGTTGCCAGCTTGACGACCAAGAGCAGTGTTTTGAGTACCGGAAGTGTTAAGAACGAGAGCTGCTTCACCAACAGCAGTGTTGTAATCAGCGGTGGTGTTGGCACCCAAAGCGTCCATACCGACAGCTGTGTTGCCGTTCCCAGTTGTATTTGCGTCAAGAGCTTTTGAACCAAAAGCAGCGTTTTGCGTGCCAGTATTGTTTAGCCGTAAGGTCTGAAAGCCAACTGCAGTGTTGTGGTCGGCAGTTGTATTTGCATACAAAGCCATAAAGCCTTGAGCAGTATTATTTTCACCAGTCGTGTTGCTATACAGACTGTCTGCACCGACAGCAGTATTTGCATCGGCAACAGTTTGGCTCGTTAGTGCTCTATAACCAAGGGCTGTGTTGTTGTGCCGTGTTGTGTTTGCATCAAGAGCATTAGTTCCTAAAGCAACGTTGGCAGTGCCTGTGGTGTTTGCGTAAAGAGCTAAACGTCCAACAGCCGTGTTATTGCTAGCAGTATTTTGCTCTAATGCTTGTCTGCCTACAGCTACGTTGTCGTTGCCCGTTTGATTTGACTCAAGGGACTCTGCACCAACAGCAACGTTGTTAGCGCCAGTGGTGTTTACAACAAGAGCTTGAGAACCAACAGCTAGGTTGGATGCGCCAGTAGTGTTTAAAAGAAGCGTGTTGTAACCAACGGCGGTGTTTTGACCTGCAGTGGTATTGCTATTCAGTGCAGCGCGACCTACGGCTGTGTTGGTCGCACCAGTGGTGTTAGAAAGTAACGCTTGATACCCTACTGCTGTGTTGTAAACACCAGTTGTGGTGGATTGGAGCGACTGCGAACCAACACCAGTATTTTCCGTAGCAGTGGTGTTTGCGGATAAACAGTTGTAACCAATCGCAGTGTTGTTGTTGGCAGTTGTATTCCCATCAAGCGTAAATTGACCAATAGCAGTGTTTTGTGTGCCAGTGGTGTTACTTTCCAGAGCTTTGTAGCCAACAGCGCAGTTGTTATTGGCGGTGTTATTTTCCAAAGCATCATGCCCAACCGCAATGTTCTGACCTCCGGTTGTATTTGCTGCTAAAGCTGATCCACCAATAGCAACGTTTCGGATACCAGAAGTTGTAGCGCCAGCACTATTGTACCCAATAGCAACATTGCTAGAGCCGGTAGTATTCGCATCAAGAGCAAGCGCACCAACCGCAACGTTTTGCGTGCCAGTGGTGTTTGCAGTCAAGGCTTCATGACCAACACCCGTGTTGTCACTTGCTGTTGTATTTGCATCAAGTGTGTTATTGCCAATGGCTATGTTTCTGTTGCCAGTGGTGTTGGCAAGAAGAGACTGATGTCCAACAGCGATGTTCTTTTCTGCAGTAGTGTTGTTAAAAAGGGCACTATAACCAATAGCTGTATTGTAATTTCCAGTGGTATTTGCGTAAATACAATTTTGACCAACAGCGGTGTTTCTAACCCCTGTGGTGTTTAAGCGAAGAGAAGAGACGCCAACGGCACTGTTATTAGAACCTTCTGTGTTATTACCAAGCGAATCCTTGCCAACAGCAGTGTTTTGATCGCCAGTGGTGTTTTTAGTCAAAGCATCAGTGCCAACAGCACTGTTGTTTGAGCCAGTCGTATTTACTCGGAGAGTGTCTCTGCCAAGTGCAGAGTTACTGCTGCCCGTGCTGTTGGTAAACAACGAGTCATAGCCGACCGCAGTGTTGTGGCTAGCCGTGTTCGCATATAGTGCGTTATAGCCGACGGATACGTTTGCTGTTCCCGTTTCATTTGACCGAGATGCATTTACTCCAACAGCAACGTTTTGACCTGCGGTAGTGTTAGAGAAAAGAGCATCTTGACCAATAGCGGTGTTGCTGAAGCCCGTAGTGTTTGAACCAAGCGCACCTTTGCCAAAAGCATTACAATTACTTCCAGTCGTATTTGCATCTAGAGACTGGTACCCCACCGCAACGTTGTTGTTGCCAGTGGTGTTGGCACTAAGAGCAGATTTGCCAACAGCAGAGTTTTGGGCACCCGTAGTGTTTGCCCCAAGAGCGTCAACACCTAAAGCACTATTGAAATAGCCAGTGGTGTTGGCGTCCATTGCCAACGAACCAACACCAGTATTTTGCGAGCCAGTGGTGTTTGCAGTTAGAGCATCTGTTCCAACAGCGGTGTTATTGCTTGCGGTGGTGTTTGCGTCAAGAGCGTGTGCGCCGACAGCTGTATTATTTGTGCCTGAAGTGTTGTTGAAGATTGCTCTTTTACCAACACCAGTGTTGCTGTTAGCGGTGTTGTCACGACCAGCTTCACTTCCGACAAAAGTGTTGCTTGCACCTGTTTGGTTACTAGACAAGGCTAGGTAACCAACAGCAGTATTGTCGTTTGCAGTTGTGTTTGCAGTAAGAGCATTTCGGCCAACAGCGGTATTTTGCGTGCCAGTGGTATTTTCTTCTAAAGACTGATAACCGAAAGCAGCATTGTCATTAGCAGTGGTGTTTTTCTCTAGGGCTTGGTAACCGTACGCTGTGTTGTAATTACCAGTTGTGTTTTGATGTATGCACTCAACACCTACTGCAGTGTTTCGTACGCCAGTGGTGTTGTTCTCAAGAGAATTAGTACCGACCGCAGTGTTACTGCTTGATGTAGTTGTATATTTAAGAGCGTCTTTGCCAACGGCAACGTTGTAATCACCTGTAGTAACGAATTTCAACGCATCGGAGCCTATAGCAATCGAATCAGCTGCTCCATTTGCAGTGGTCATCGCTTGATAACCAATGGCAATGTTATTGGAATGAGTCAGGGTTGAAGCAAGAGCTGATACACCCAGGGCTACGTTTTGAGTGCCAGTAGTGTTAGCCCCAAGAGCGTGTTCACCTACAGCAGTATTTAGAGCCCCTGTGGTGTTTGCATCCATGCATTTCGCGCCGACAGCGGTGTTGCTTGAGGCGGTATTAGCCGAGAGTGCTTCAGCACCTACAGCAGTATTGTTATTTGAAGTTGTATTTGCATCAAGCGCAAGTGAACCTACAGCGACGTTTCGCGTGCCAGTGGTGTTAGCATAAAGGGCTTGGTGTCCAACACCTGTGTTATTGGCAGCAGTGGTGTTTTGACGCAGTGCGTCTTTTCCAACAGCTGTATTACTAAACCCTACGGTGTTACTAAAAAGAGTTTGTCGGCCAACAGCAGTATTGTCGTGTGCTGTAGTGTTGCTCTTTAGGCTTTGATAACCGATTGCAGTATTGTCGTCTGCAGTGGTGTTAGCAACGAGGGCTTGGTAGCCCGTTGCAACGTTTCTTGTACCGGAAGAATTAACCCTTAAAGCGCTATTGCCTACAGCAACGTTTCCAGAAGCAGTCGTACTCGACAGTAAAGCACTTACTCCAACAGCAGTATTTTCGTTCCCGGTAGTGTTGGCTTGAAGCGCAGTTGCACCGACAGCAATGTTGCTCAATCCCTCGGTGTTTGCAGTCAACGCCTCATCACCAATCGCCGTATTGTTCGTGCCTGTGGTATTGGCATCCAGTGCGTTGTTGCCGACAACCGTGTTAGTCGCAACGTCACCCGCTCCACGGCCAACAGTTACACTATTGATAGTTGCTTCAGATTGAATGTCAACTACACCAGTGCCGTGTGGATTGAGAACGATGTTTTCGTTACCAGCATCAGTAACAATTTGGTTACCGTTGACATCCAAATTACCACCAAGTTGTGGTGTCAGATCCGACAACAGGTTAAACGCAATAGAACCTTCAGGAATGGTAACGAAACCAAGCTGTTGGTCTACCTCAAAGAACGGATCATCAGTCTGGTTACCACCAACAGTAAACTTACCATTTTGGTCAGTAGTAGCAGTCCAGATCTTACCATTATCCAGCTCGATTTTTTGGTTAGCATCTACAGGCACACCACCATTTTCAGGCAATGCCGTGTAGTCAGTACCGCTACCAACGTATTCCATGGTGTGACCGCTAGAAGCAATCATCGACCTAAGGAAGAACGACACAGCAGCGCCATCGCTAATTGCACCATTAACACCAAGGTTAGTGCTACGGTTGTTAGGATCAGGACGACTGATAGTCACAGTCCAGCCAGAACCATTAGCAACAGCAGACAAAATAGGATAGGTGACGCTGTTCACAGTCACCAACTGGTTGCCTGCAGGACGAGTAGCAGAACCGTGCCAACCAGCACCAGCAGTAGGTGCATCGATGTTAAAACTAATAGCACCGTCAGAAACAGCACCATCAATGGTTGAAGTAAAGATTGCAGTAGTAGATTTACCGCTAGCAATCAAACCATAACGACCAAAGTCACTTGTAGATGCAGCAAGGTTTGCTTGACCGCCATTGATACAAGTGATGTGTGCGTGGTTGAAGAACGCATAGCTACTGGTAGCCTGCACGTAACCATTGTTGGTAACAAAGATGCCAGGTGCATCTAGACCAGTGTGGGTATAGCTATCGCAAACGATAGACCGTAGCGGAGAGTTTTGGTGAGGTGTTGAACCATCAACAAGCAAACCACCACCAGTCGGTGCAGAATCAAGGTCACCAGCACGTCCTTTGTCAGTATCACCAGCATAGAAACCAAGATTGGTGTTATCAATCTCAGAGTCAGAGAAGTTGGTACAGTTTTGGATGTACGGAGACTTGTAGATATAAGCGTTGTTGTAGAACGCAACGTTCCAACCCTGTGTCGGAGGCAGACCATAGGTAGCGTTTTCCCACAGAGAGCCAGTAGCACCACGTGTGCCGCTTGCCTTCATACCAGTGAACGTCAAATTCTTCAGGTACGAACCACTGTTGACCTCAAACATCGTTGCGGTTTCAGTAGCAGCAGTAGGATGGATCACACACTGACGCAACGCTGAACCAACAATAGCAACGTCACGTTTTTGAATTTGGATCGGACATGCTTCTTGGTACACACCAGGAGCAACAATAACAATACTACCATCACCATAGGTAGCATCGTTGTTAATTTGGTTGATAGCAGCCTTAATAGTACGCTTAGGTGTGCTGATACGGTGACCATCAGCGTTATCATCACCCGCTGTAGCATCTACGTAAACAACCTTAGGCTGGTTACTGAACGTACCACCAGAGGCAACACCTAGCCAGTTAGTACCGTCCCAAACTGACAGTGTTTTGTCGTTGTTATTTTGAAGCCATGTCTTACCGGCTTCCCAGCTTGAACCACTAGGAGTACCAGTTTGCACGATGGTGTCAAACCGCCGTGCAGCAGCAGATGCAGTAAAGATGTTGGTATCAGCAGGAGATGGAGAGCCAGCATTCTGCTCATTATAAGTAATGATGTCCGTATCTTTGATACGATCAAAATCAACAGAGCCAGCACCTAAACCAACCGTAATAGTACCGTCACCATCATCAGTAATAGACACACCATCAGATCCGGCAATGTCATTAGTAATGGCAGTGTCGATACGATTATCAATGGCTGCCGTTGTAGCAATAGTGTCATCATTGTCCGGCCAAGTTTCACTGCTAGTAATGGTTTCTGTTGCTTCATCTTGGAAGCGGGCGTCCATTGCAGCAGTAGTGGCAATTTGGGTGTCACTGCTTACCCAAGTTTCGTTAGACTTGATGGTTTCAGTATCGACATCCCAAGTACTTTCTCGTACTTCTTCAACAGCAAAATTGTTTTGCGTAAAGTTATCATTAAGATCTTCTGCTTTAATTGCAGAACCAGCAAAGAACGTAGCCTTCAAAGAAGACACATCCGTCTCACGATAGATACGGATTTTAGCGCCGCTTGCTGGTGCTGTTGTAAAACTGAGGGTGGTAGCGTTGGCAAAAGTAAATGCAGTTGTAGCTGTGCCGTCAATAGTTACTTTGACTTCAGCTTCTTTAATGTATTCAAATGTAAATGAATAGTTCGTGGTTGAACCATTCCCTGTGTATTCAACAAAAGTGTTAGCCATTACGCTTTAATACCTAGTAGTTAATAAGAAAAGTCTTTCATGTATTCAAGGAACCGCTCAGCGGCTGCTTGGTCGCCACTACGCAGGTAGTTACCAACAACTTCCTGAGTGTACAGTTGTCTAGACACATCATCACGCTGTGTGGATTTAGCAGATGCCATCCTCATAGCGTAACGTAATTCACGGTCGAGCATAAAATGCAAGTTTTGGAACGTGCTAAGATCCGGCTCTAGACCGGCGTCAACCGCTTCTTTGTACTGTCGTCTAAATTCTTTTGCATCTGTGCTTTGCATGACACGTCTGATGCCATCTTTAAACAACCCATCACGACCCATAATGTCAGTAATTTCAGACCGTTGGTCGTCAGTAAGTTCAACACCCTTACCGTTAGTTTGCAGGGTAGGACGGGCATCGTACTCAATGTCCATCAAGAACTGTTTTTCATCACTAATTTTTCCGCTGATTTTCCACGGAGAATAAGTGTTCCAGGCACGTGCAAGGAAGGTATCAGGGACACCTACTTCACCACCATCAATCCAATCATGTTTAGCAGGAAGCTGACCTTTCAACAAAGGCAACCTGTTACGTACAAGACTAAATACATCTTGTTCAACTTCTTTAAGACCAGGATCAATCAATCGAGAAATCTCGGCTAGCTGACTAGAACCAGGAATAGTGGCACTGGTCAAGAAACTAGACGACCATTTTTCAATAGCACCCACGTCACCTCTAAACACATCAAAGGCTACTTCTAAACCGGAAGTGGTTGTTTTTTCAGTAATCGAAGAAGCAAACACAAAACCAAGCTTACGTAGTTGTTCTTCAATGTCATTAGGAGCCAGTTGATCGAAGTTGTCCATAACATCGACTGTCAATGCCAACCAGTTGGTAATAGGACCAAGGTTGTCATAGCTTACCCAGTCTCCGCCTGGCAAACGGATAGAACGTGGTTTCCAGTTTGCATCTCTACGAAGTGCTTGTTTTTGTTTATCGTAAAGACCGTTACCGGTAATCCTGTCGCTAAAGAACAAGCCAAAAGCACTAGCAACTGCAATGTTGCCAATAGCTTCTCTACCTTTAATATCAGCTCTAAGCTCATTGTACTTAGCTCTGATCGAAGGTGTGTTGCTCAAATCAATGCCACGAGCAGTGAGCAGTTCTTCAACCCTTTGACCTGACATCTCTTCAAAAGGCAGATCAAAGTCTCGACGAGCTTTAGAAAAGATACCCAGGGGAGTATAAGAAGCAGACAGTGCAATTTCATTCAAAGGTGTCTTGGTAAACAGCAAGAACGGCTTGAGGATCGGGAAGCGACGAATAGCTCCAGAAAATGCATCGTTAGCTGCATTATCCAAGTTAAGAGCAATCTCACCAGAAGTATGTTTAACTGCAGAATCGGTAATCAAACCATTGCTGTCAAACATCTCACCCCTTACTTGTTTGTACAGAGCGTCTGCTTTTTTAGCGTCAAAGACTTCTTTACCTTCTTTAGTAACCATGTCGAATGCACGACCTTTGGCTTCTGCAGTAGCAATCATTGACTGTGTAAAGCCGTCAAGAGCCTGCATAGCACGGTTGCCAAACCGAAGGTAAGGATGATCTGCCAGGGCATTCATGTCGTTAATGACTTGCATCATTACCTGGGGACCGTAGTCTCCTCGTTCTGCTTTAGCATCAGCAAACTGATTAAGGATCTCAAGCTGACGTTCGTTTCTTAGACCAATGTCATCACGTGCTGCAACAACATAAGGATCAGAACCACTGCGTTTAAAGACTTCCTTCATGTAACCAAACGAGTCTTGGAGCGTTTCTACCATACTACTGTATTGATAGAAACCACGACGAATAGTTTGGTTATCCTTAGCAGCCATGCCGCCAGCTAAAGTACGTACAGGTTTTTCAATCAGCAACGCAGCGTTACTAAGACCTGCTTTGATTGGAGTAGCAAAAGCACTAAGCGTTGAGTTATAAACGTTAGACCAGAATCCACGGAGAACCACAGAAGGAATCTCAGGGGTAAGATCAACAAACGCTTTACTCAACACACCTGTAGAAGCTTTGACATAGTTGTTTAGCTTTGTGATTGTATTTACATTACCATCGGTAAGTTCATACGCAAGCATCAACGGAGCAAGCATTTCAGGTCGCTCTTCTTTGATAACACGTAGGTTATCTACAACTGATTTAGCTTCTTGCTTAATCCTCTCCATAGCGCGGAGGGTAGCGTTGGACTCGTTTTTAACGAGGTTCTCAAGGCGCTTAGCTTCTGCCATTTGGAATGCATCGGTGCCTTTTTTAGACATCCGATTCCAGAGGTTCAGCATGTTCAAAGCACGACCACGTGCATACGAAGTCATACCCTTTTGTGCCATCAAGAACTCAACACGATCAAGGATCTGTTCTTGTGCACGCTCAATAGCAGGTGTGCCTTCAGTAAGGCGCATACCTTGAGCCATATCAGAAATCTGACCAGCAAAGGAGGTACCTACATACGCTTGTGCACGCATGTAATCCATGTTAATGTAGTCATCCATATAACGCTTGATAGCGCCCATAGCGCCCGCGTAAGCCTCTGATTTAAGCACAGGGGCACCAGTGTCTACATCAACACCTTGGAACTGCTTTATAGCCTGTTTAAGTTGGGGTACATCCATCTCATAGAACATACCTGCTAGATCTTCACCAGACTCTAGGATCTCATCATGACTAAGGTATCGACCAGAAGCGGTGTTGTAACCGTATTCACCAGCATCTTTTAGCTGCTCAGCTACACCACGGATAATAATCTCTTGGTTATCAGCAGCTTCAAGTCCAAACTTAAGCGCACCTTCAGTAACAACACTGCCTACACGACCGTAAACTGTATCAACATCTTTACTGATACGTGCGTAGTCAACTGCTGCACCGACAACACCTAGGTCATCTGCAGATCTAATGCCTTGTTCTTGGTAACCATAGAGATCATGTACACCAAAAACAGGTTGATCAAGGTTAGGTGACTGTTCAAAGTTGTAGCTACCAACCTCATCCAATGCTTCAGACCGCTTAGCTGCAGAACGTTCGACAACTTCTTCAGGTGTAGCAGCATCAATTTCAAGGTTTTTATCAAACCAAGCCTTTGCTTTTTCGCTTTCAGGTACCCATTGTGTAGAACGATCGATACCACGAACACCTTTAAAAAGCTTGTTAAGACCCAAAAGTACATCTACACCTACACCAAGATAAGCACCTTCAAGAACGTTTTTTGCACGTTTAACATCAGGGCTATCTTCGTCCAATGTAGCTAGATCTTCAGGCAACCAACCGAACCACCTTGGGTAGTTCTTACGAAGACTACCAGACAGGTTATCATCTTCTTGGTTCAGCTCTACAGTGTAGTCAACAAACGCACCGGTACCTGCACCAAGCGCAGCTTCACCGATATGTTTGACAAGTGGATCAGAAAGAAACTTAGATTTTTGTACTGCACCAACGCCTTTGATGGCACCACTAGCGGCACCACCAATAGCAAGAGTAGGGATTACAATAGAGGAAAGCTCCCTTACACTTTGGGCTACTTCGTTTTCAAAAGGAGAGGTTTTGGGAATATCAACGTTAGGGATCAGGTTCAAAAGGTCGATGCCAAAATCAACCACACCTGTAACCGCAGCTACGTCAAACTCACCGCCTTCTCTCCTTAGTTTTTCTATGTCAAGGTTACCCTCGGCATCTCTGTATCTGTTAGCAGCAACAGGCTCCTGTGCCGTAGCTTCAGGAGCTGGTGCTTGCTGTTGTGCACTTTCTACGGTTTGCTCTAGTTGAGGAATGAGCTGATCAGTTCGCTCTTGCTCTTGCAAAAGTTCTTGACGTTTTTCTTCACTTAGAGTTGGCGTACCACCGAGAAGTGTGTCTTCATACTCATTCATTTAATTTGAGAATAGATTCGGTTTGCAAATCTGTAGCGATTACCAGCAATACCGTAGCCAACATAATCTTTCATGGCTTTGTTCAGCTCAGGCTGACTAGAGTTTGGATCCATAATGACCTCATAGGTAGCAGGATAAAACTCTTTCATTTCCCGGAGGATAGCTGCCAGCTGTTCTTTATCAGAAGCCTGATCGATTTCTTTGCCTAGGTAGCCTTCAATACGTGCAACACGGGTACGGTCACCTTGGAACTCAGCCCAAGATAGCAGACCATAGTTTTTAACACTACCATCATTCTGTACTTCACCCCAGTTACGTTGACCTTGCCACGTAGACTCTTGTTCAATAGAACCGGACATAGTCGCAGCAGCTCTCGGTGGAACTCCCATACCCACAAGGGAACGTGCTCCAGGGACAGCTTTGTCAGACATAACTACTTGTGCACCAAAAGCACCACGCAAATCTGCAGTGTTTGCTCCATCAGTCATCGCCAACGTAGCGCGATTGACACGCTCATTGGTACGATAAGTGTTAGCTGCACGGATAAATTTAGGAGGAAGGCTGTTCTTCAATGCCTGCAACGTATTATTTTCAAATCTAACAGGATCTTTACCAATAGCAGGTGCGATGTAGTTCAAAGCACCCAAGGGATCCAAGTTCAAAGATTCACCAATATACCTAATAATGGCTGGTTGTTTGATTCCAGGATCACCAAATTTATCAATATACTCAGAGATGTCAGCAATCATTTCAGGACTCATTGCGTTTGTAATTGTTTTAGCATTAGTCAACGCCTTTGGGTTGAGCAACGCTTGGGTAACATTGTTAAATGTCGTAATGCTTTTTGCTGCATCGCTAGCATTACTTTGCAGTTCACTAACAATTTCGTTGAAGTTACCGTTCTTGTCGTAGTTAGCTGGGTTGCTGAGTAGACTGCTTACCCTAGCATTGTTAGCTGCAAGAGCCTGCTGAATGTTACCGTTAGAAGCGATGAGGTTTTGTTTAAATTCACGTACCAGCTTGTCCTGCATACCAGTAACAGTAGCTACGTTCTTCTTCATTTGATAAGCTACTGCGATAGCATCGTTATTCAAAACAGAAGCACGCACTTGTTTAATAGCAGACGCTACCTCTGGATCTTCTAGCATACGTTCTTGCTGCTCAGCCAGTGCCATGTAAGTAGCATGTAGCTGCCTGGTAAGTTTCATGGACTGTACATATTTAACAGTCAACGTACCAGAAGCAAGTCTATCGTCTAGCATTTTCTGTGCCAATGGTGCGGCACGTTGCTCAAGAGTTGTCTTAGCTGCAGACTTTACAAACTCACTGTCATATCCAATACCACCGATTTGTTCTGCATATTCTTGCAGCCTACGATGTTCTTGAGATGTGTAAAAACCATCTTCATTTAACTCATCATACTTTTCACGAATTGACTGCTCGTTATCTCGTTTTCTGTCGTTAACGGATTGCCGATAAGCTGCAGACTCACGCTCACGATACTCTCGAATAGCAACGTTCATCGAAGTAACTTCATCAGTACCGTTAAACTGTTGACCCCAAGATGTTTGTTTGTTGTTAAATGTGTACTGATAGTTTAGAATATCATTAAGGTCTTGTCCATTTAAGGCATTAGGACCACTGCTTTTTGATGAGTTAATAGCCCACTCAGACAGTACCTTACGTTTTTCAGCTGATGGATTAGTAGTAAACCACTCCATAACACCAGCTGCACCTTTATCGTTAAATACCTCGTTAAGTAGTACAATGGTATCTTGCTTTACCTGAGCTTTCTGCTGTTTAGTAATATCACCTTGTATGCTTGTTCTCAGGTTATTAGAAAGGTTCCGAAGTCTCGGATAGACAGCTTCGTTAAGGACTTCAGGACGTGCACCTTCAAAATGTGTTGTTATAAATGCAGTTTCAGCACTTTCAAGGGCAGCCAGTCGGTCAGCAGCTGATGCTGTTGGAGGCAGTTTACCCACAGCTTCACCCAGATACTCAAGGAATATCTGATCGCTATTAGAATAAATAGCTTTGTTTTCGATCCATGCACGTGTACTGCGATTACGATAAATCTCGTAAAGAGCATTAAGTTTAGCAGGATCTACTTCTTTACCATAAGCCTCGCGTACAACATCTTGTTGTGCAAACTCTGCTTTGGTCAGGTTATCTGACAAAGACCGGATGGCTTGTACAGTTTTATAACCAACACCTGCTTTGTAAGCAGTTGCCAGTGCTGCAGCTGCATCTTTTTTCCTGTCTTGCTCTTGGATAGCTGAGTAAGTATCAAAAGCACTCTTAGAAAAAGCAGAAAGATCCCTTAGAAGATTAAGGCTAGACTGTGCTTTGTTTTTATCGTTTTGCAGTTCAATGTTATAGTCACGAGTAACCGCGTCTATATATGCTTGACGATTTTGTGTTTCAAGTTTGTAGTTATCTTCACGTTGCATCCGCTCTTGTTGTTGAGCTTGCTGCTGTGCTTGAAGATAAATAGATTCATTCTTTTCTAGAAAGGCTTGCGCCGTATTCATACCTTGAACACGGCGTGCAGCTCGACTTCTAATTTTTTGAGATTCATCAGGTGCTCTCAGTTGATTGTCACTGAAGCTCCCTTGTGAAGCAAAACTTTTATAAGACATAAGGAAGTGTAGTTAAATCAACCAAATAAGCTGCTACCAGCGGCATAAGGATTAAATGTACCGGGAGTTGTTCCACCAATACCTGAATAACCAGCAACAACAGCACCACCAATCCTACTAACAGCAGCAGCAAACAGGTTTGTTGTTTCTGCAACAGCTTCTTGTGGACGTGGAGGAGCAACAGGTTTATAGATGTCCTGATATTCAGGTCTAGGCAATGCAAACGGTTTAGGCAGCGGTGGCATAATCTCAGGCTTAAGTTCGATACTTGCTTTAGTATCCAAGTCAGCTTGAAGACGTTGCATCTTAATACGCTGTCTAGTGTTGACATCAGCACCCATCAAGCTGTCACGTGCAGCACCAAGCTTAGCAATATCAAGATTTAGTTGATCACTGAGTTTAACAAAGTCGATGTCAAGTGCATCCTTTGTAGACAACAGTTGTTCAACAATCTGTGCTTGCCGCATCCCAGCTTCTGAAGCAATAGATTGATAGTTTTTTTGAGCAGTACGACCAGCTTGACCACGAGCACGTGCAGTACCAGTAGCCTTAAGTGCTTCAAGACGTGTTTGTTGTGTAGCAAATGCAGCTTCTCTTTCAGCCTTTCGTCGGCTAAGAGCTAAGCCAAGACCAGCAGCTTCAAAGTTAATAAGAGTCTGATCTTGGTCAAACTCCATAGCAAGCATCTGTTCTTGAACAAACCGATTCTGCTGTGTATTAGCTTGACGTTCTGCAATCTCATTGAATGTAAATTGATTAGCAGCTTGATTAAGATTCTGTTCGTATGCACGCAGCTCTTGGTGATGCTGGTACGCACGAATGCCCATGCCGTAGTTCCATTGCTGAGCTAGCTGAGCTTCTTGAAACTTAAGGTTTTCTTCAGTTTTACGCTTAAGTATTTCTTGACCTTCAACAGAGTAGTTATACTTACGCTCTAGCTCTGCAAGAGAATAATCGTAAACTTTATTGTTGTAGTCATTGGTACGGTCTGCTTGTTTTTTAGCCTGTTTGTTTCGGCTGTAAGCACCACCAGTAAATACGTCAGCAACAAAACCAAAGATATTGTTATCTACACCAGATACAGCTAGCTGATCATCAAGGAGGTTTTGTTTAGGATTAAATTCGTAGGGATTCATCAATGTCAGGTCCTCCTATAGAAACGAGGTGTGTAGTTACCTTCCCACATCATAGAGTTGACAGCGACTGGAAACGGTGAATTGTTGAACATTCTAATAGTAAAGTTTTCTGTACGCTGATGGACGGGAACAGTAAACACAGTTTCATTGTTTAGAGGAACGTCATTAGCAAGATACTGGTTAGCTTCAGCTACAGGGTTGATAGTAAACCATTCATCAATAAACATGATGATCTCTGCATTGTTAGCCGGAGCTGAGTCAAATACAATCGTAGTGTCGTTTGTAAAGGTAAACCCAGTCTCACGTACACCATTGACAGTAATCTTAACTTCAGATCTGTCAACAAAATCTAGATCACGTTTATTAAATGTATATGTAGTTGTAGAGCCATCACCAGTAAAACTAATCTCATAAGGACGTCTTCCCTTTTGCTCAAGTTTAAAGCTCATCATACCGGACAAACCGATAGCAAACTTCATACGTGAAATAGTTAGTGAAGCAGTAAAGTCAGTAATTCTAGGATCTGGTCGGAAGTATGTACGAGGCAGTCTAATGTCAAAGTTATACTTAAACCCGACAATTACGTCGCCTGCAACGTTCAGGGCATCCTCTCCGCTAGCTGTAAGGTTTTTATTAGGAATAATAAAGAACGTCTCAGTAGCAGGTGAGTTAGGACCGTTGGTGTCAGAACCACGCTCAGGTGTGATAGTAAAGCCAGACTCAACAAAAGTACCGCCACTGGTGTCACCTTTAATAACAATAATAGGTGTCAACCCAGATACATCATTGTATGGAATGTAACACTTAGTACGGTTGTTAGTACTGTCATAAACGACAGCACTGGATGCAATGTTTTTGTACAGGTCAATACTGGGGTTAACCTTTTCACCGTCATTGTTGACAATGATAGCTTGTTCAGGGCTTTGACTCAACGCTGCTTTAGTGATCGTAAATTGATTACCTTGCTTAGTAACGGCATACATCTCATCAGAGTTAGTAGCCAAGAACTGCACAGTACCGGGCATCAACCAGCTGACCCAAGCTTCCATCAAGTTTTCTTTACCATCATTAAAATAACGATAAAGGAATACTTCATTTGAACCTTGACCACTGAGTGCAATCAAAGAGTTTTGAGGACTTGCAATCAAAGAATCAATGTCAGGGCTAATCCATTCCTTGACAACACGAGAGATGTCTAGCACCTGGGGGTTCTCTTGCTGACCTCTGGTAACCATGCTAAACACACGGCTGTAGCCAGGAGTCTTGCTAACAAAGTTGATGTTTGTACCGACGTCAACAGGATAAATATCAGTATCCATTTCAAAGTTAGAAAGGGTACGGATAGTAGTCAACGCAGGTGTCAGCACTCCACTGTCGGAGAACATAATAAACTGCTGATCTTTAGAAAACAGTACGACACCCTGGGCTGTAGGCAACACAGCGTGTAGTGCAGTCGGTCGGATAGAAGAGCAGCTAAGGTCTACCGGATCTGAATCAATAACAATCTGAGCAGATGCATGGTAGAAGTTAAAGAAGTCACCAGATTGACCCATCGACACGTTGTCTTTGGATAGAAATCCTAGACGATTGTTGTGGAAAAACCCAGCGGTAATCTTTTCACCTACAAAACTAGGATGTGAGTTAGTTACATCATCACCTACAAGCCTGTTTGTGTAAGATATTTTACGAAAAATAAAAGTATCTACAGCAGTATTTACCAGCTCATGTGGCATAGTAGCTGTATCAAGACCAGGTGATGCATCAGGTGCAATAGTCTCTTGCCAGTAACCTTCTCCAGATACACCATCATGTGCTACAAATTTAGCATAGTAGGTATCTTTATCAGAGTTTGTGTTAACAACTTCTACAACTCTGTTATGCACGCTTTTAGCTGGAAGCTCAGAAACGTTAGCAACAACATCTTCAAAAACAATCAACTCTAGGTTATCAGCACCACCCTCAGCATGGACATCCATGTGAAGAGTACTGCTGATCTCTAAAGTGTTGCTAAGTCTGATAACAGTAAGCTGAGCATGATCACCAGTAAATGCATCAATATCAGATTTAAGATCTGTCAAAATGTCATTTACATCAGAAGATGCAGAAGCTGTAAAGGTAGCTGTTTTTGTGACACTGTTGATTGTAATTTCAATGGTGTAGGTAGCGCCTGATGTTACAGCTTTAACTTCAACAGTTGCAACACGGTGTGCGTTGAATGTAGGTGCAGCTTGGGTTCCGACAGTCTTATCACTGTTAATAACAATAGTTGTATCTTGTACAGTGATGAGGTTGTACTTGTCACGGGTACTGCCTAGATAGCTGGTGCCATCAGGAAAGGTAACTGTAGCTGCGTTACCAGTCTTGACATTCCAAATATCAATATCAGTGCCTTTGATTACACCGATGTATTCTTCATCATCATCACGATTGATGTAAAACCATTTACCACTATCGTATGTAGTACCGGTACCTAAGTTGACGATGTGTTCAAAACCGGGTCGTTTAGTCAACCCATAGGTAGCATCAGGGTAGCCGTTGTAGCACTCACGGACCTGACCCGGTAATTTTTTGTCATCTGATTGTCGTGAAACTCCACCGAGGTAGTTTCCGATCCGTTGAGTAACTGCAGGCATTTATCGAATAAGAGCTTTGTAAGGTTGATAGCTAATGTATTGATTGGTATCACCAGCGTGACCAAAGAAGGTGTAGTCACCTTGATTGCATTCATACTCCATAGCCATAGCTCGGGAGAATGCTTCCTTTTGTTGTAGGATTGTGTATTGATTAGGGTCACCGACGATACGGCTAGATACGATAGCAGCAGCACGGTTAGTAATAAAGTCAGCAATAGGCTTGGGAATATCAACCCAGTCAAACTGCCAAACTACATCACATTTAACTGTAGTGAAATTAGTCCACTTGTACGTGTGATGTACTGGATCGTATAGCTTACCGCTGCGACGAACAGCACCGTACTCAACGTTTGCAGGGTCGTTACTCAAGTCAAGTTGCAGAACGTTGTTAGGGATTTGAATTTCATTATTTACATCAGGAGTAAATTCATATTTGTACTCCTTATTAAAGGACCATCCTTCCGCCTGTACTTCCCGAGAGACTTCAAGTAAAGTCTGATAGGCAATCGCAACGTCCGGGTTGGTTTGATCTAGGGTAGTCACAGGCGCTTGACCACATGACTGCAGGATTTGATTGACAGCAGGCAGCTCTTGCTGCGAGTTAGTGGTAGGAAAAGCCATATAGATAAAAAAAAGGGGACCCCGAAGGATCCCCCAGAATTGAATAAATCAGAATGCAGCAGGTGCGGTGGCGGTACCAGCGTACAGCTCAACAGCACAAGCAGGGTTCAGGTAGTCAGCGCCCATGGCGAGACGACCCAGAATCACGTCACCCTGGTAAACCACGGAGACGTCGCCCGAGGTGACTTGCACCTGAGGACCGATGGCTTCAACACAACCAGCAGCTTCGCGCTGGAAGATGAGACCACAGGAGTTTGCGAATTCGGTTTCTTCACCGTACTCGTTGTTGATGCCAGTGACATCGTTAGCAGCATCTTCCAGAGCTTCACCAACGAAGGAGCCGGTGTTGCCAGGAGAGGTGGTGCCAGGGTTGGTCGCAGAACCGGTACCGTACTTGGTGCCATACTGGCTAAAGAACGGGATGTTCATGGACTTGAAGATCTTGATGCCAGCGATCTCAACGATGCCTTGACCAGACTGCAGGGCAGCGCCTTGCTCGTCGCGGTTGATCAAACCATTGTTGCCGACCTCTTGGATCAGAGCATAGTACTGACGGGGGTTCAGAATACCCACACGTCCTTCAGAGGACACACCCTTTTCGTCCATCGCAGCAGCGGCGTCGAAGAAGGCGGTGGTCAGTTTCTGAGCGTCATATGCATCAGAAGCGTTGGTGCTGGTGCCCACACGAATCTGGGTACCACCAGGCTCAACAAAGCTGGACTTGGTGATCGGAGATGCAGCACGTGCGCCACGGGTGACAGCACGGAAGATCAGACGGTCATACTTCTGAGCAAGAGCATAGCCGATCTTACGGGAGATCTCGCTACGCAGGTCGTAATGAGAAAGGGTCTCATCAAGGTCGTAGACGAAGGCGCTGGAGATCAGCAGGTCATCAACCGTGATGGTCTTCTCGGCCACCGGCGGTGCACCATCGGTGTTGCCAAGGATGGCGTTACCGGGGGTGTGGAACTCAGCCGTGGTCCGACCGGTGTAGATGAATTGAAGGGACTTACCGTTGGTAAGGGTACGCTTCATGACCAGGTCACGAGCGATAGCATTGTACTGGAACCCTTTGAACATCTCGCCGGAGAACAGCTTAAGGTAAAGGGCGCGGGCGTCACCCGCAGAGTTAGCTTGACCAGGACGAGTCAGGCTCGTGGTCAGCGTAGAAGACTGATGTGCCATTGTTATGGATTAAAAAGAAAAAAGTATTTACAGTTTTCTTGATCGATCAAAAATTTTTGTGGTCTATCCCACCGTCTAGACGGCGCGAGGTGTCGGGCGTACCCGGCTCGTGCCAATGCAAGGGAGGTCCGACTCTGAGGTGCCTCCCAAGCTATTACAGAAGACCCTTAAGGCACTTCTTTTGTTTCCGACATTGTGGCTTTTTATCACCACATTGCCCACATCTTTTAAAAACCACACCACTATTATCAGGTGTCATCTTTGTGATTGATGCTTGTACTTTTTTAGATTGATGTGGCATTAGTAGATTTAGTTAAGAACAGTTTTTTTGTAAGCAGTTCCACGGTAGCAAAGGGCAACCTCTTTCTCCTGACGGAGAAGCTTTTGGTATTCTTTGATGATGAAGCGCTTTTCGAGATCAGACATAGTTCGTACAGGAATAAACCTAGACCCCGTTCCATGTCTAGGCAGTCATGCGTCTATG